TCACTCCATAATAAATACTCATAGTCGTCTAAGGATGTCTCGTTGTCATTAACTGATTTATATGAAAGCTGGATCCCATAAGGGGTCAAATTTGGATTAGGTTGATTGAGTTGAATAGGACAAGCCCAGAATGGTATCGACTGAGAAGATACGCAGAAACGTGTGACCGCTACATCATAATCCTTTGCGCGATCAATTAATGAATTATCAAAAACCTGATTAAACTCTACCGGGATGGTTTCATATGTTAGTTGATTAGAATTTGTAAGCGTTGCATTGTAATATGAAATGCTCTGTTCGTTTGTGAATCTTGACATCTTAGATTATATAATATATATATTAGATGTATATTATATTTTTTATATAAAAATAATTATTCATTTGTTAAATAACAGATTAAATGGTCGTTATATTTTTTATCATTAGAAAACATTTTATTAAAGGTATCTGTCGATAAATCATCAAATGCCATCCGTGTTGCACAATACCTGCCGCACGTGCTACTGTTTGTATCTTGCAGGCATTTATCATTGTAATCAACATTATAAGGACATTTATATAATAAATCCGTTAAGTATTTATAATCCATACCGTATTTATATCTTAGTTGCTCTGGTATCTGTCCCATATTTGTTTTGCCGTCTGGTTTGCTTCCGAAACTATCAAAAAAATATATTTTGCCGTCGTGTTTTCCTCTAAATACGCACGTCCAATGGCCTACCGCTGGCTCCCAGTTATATAATATACATACGCGGTCATATGGCGACAATAATTCATCAATACTATTATATTTTTTAACTTCATTATATAATAAAATTTTTAAGTTTCCATTAAATATCTTTCTTAAATCATTTGAACTTAATGCGATATCCTCCGACTTTTCCATACTATATATATATTATTCATTTAATTTATTCTGAAAACATAATAAATTATTAGCCAATACAAGTTGCGGCACATCTCTTATTATAGTTATTGACCGACTATTTATTTTTTTTAGTGCTTTTAATTCATTCTTATCAAATCCGAAATAATTCTGCAATACATATTCATTACTATGAGTGGCGCTATCTTTGAAATACACAAAATGAGTACAAGCGTTTAATATTCTTTTGCTCTGATTATGACTGGCTGCGATATGCAATGTTAATATACAATATGTATCCAATGAACGGCCGACCTCTAATATCTTCCCGATAAGGTCAAAAACTGCTTTTTCTTCCTTTTTATCGCTAATAACATCCACATCGTCAAACACAACCAGGGTCTCTTTAAAGTCATCCGCCTCAAGCTCTGCATCCATTATTTCACTAATGGGGATCCGCTTATGGATTAGGGGGTCAAGTAATTTATCGTGTGTTTTTTGTGAGACAAGATAAATGCGCCTTTTAGGATAAAACTTTTTAAACTGTACGAGGTATTCAGCAACCCAAAACGATTTGCCACTGCCTGCTCTACCGGCTACAAATAGGCGATCGGGGCGGCCATATACTGAACTCGGCGCAACCTGAAAATTGCCACTCCGTAATATTATTTTATCTTTTTCAACATTTGAACCACTGAGTGCCGTGTTGTTTCCATCGTCTAACATATCGTCGAGCTCTTCTTCTGTAATTTGTATTCTTTTATTATTGAAAGCGGCCATAATTTTACGTAATCTGGCTACCTCAATCTCTTTATCGTCTGTATGCACTTTATTATGATACGTTATGATGGCACACTGGTCGCAGCATTTATTGCTTTTTTTGCATTTTTCGCTACATTGCAAACAGCATTTGTGGTCGTTATGATATAAGAATATCTCGGTGCCGTTCTCCGCCTTGTTCTTGCTATTGCATACAACCGCTATCCGCTTCCCCTTTGAAAATGATAATTCTGCCATTAATATATATATAATTAACGATATATATTAATTTTAAAAATAATATTATTATAGAATATATCTTGAAGGTATTTTAAATTTATAATACTTTATTAATTTTTCAGTCTCGGTTGATACTATATCATCCAAATCATCCGACAGTTGTGATAATAATTTTATACTTACTGAATTATCCAATAAATCATCGATATGTTTCTCATTAAAATCAAATTCATAAACGTGCGATATATATGGCTTGAGGTTGTCTAATTGTTTTTTTATTTCTATATTATATTTATTGCCGTATTTTTCAATAATGGTTGAATGTGTTTTTATTATACTTGATGCTCTGTTAAGTATTGCCACATTAGATGATATAATCGGATATAATGTTTCTAATGTTTTATTGTCGTTATCTGTGATTGCTAACGTCCAGCACCTTTTTAGTGCTTTTAATGGTTTTTTAAATACTATATACTCAAGCAGATTATATTTTATACAATAATCGTATTTTGTGGGGTCTGGTGTTATCGGTGCGAATGTTCTACCGTATTTTATGGCACTTTGATTAGAGAATATATTCGATATTTCTGTATAAAATCCAGAATATATAAAGGCCATATCAATTTTAGTGACAAAAAGTGGCATTGATGCCTCTAACGTTATGTGCACTCCATCTGATATTTTATAACCTTTAATAACTTCTGTCGGTGTCCATCTTAACGCGATTAATTTGCGGATTAGTTCTGTTATATCAAAATAATCATTTAATTTTATATTAGGTTTGCATAATCTTATTAAATCATTATATGTCGTGATGTCAATATGGTGTTTGTGTGCGTGTATATCTCTTAATGTTTCTGAGTGGTTAAAATTAATAATCTTTTTGTTTTTGATGTGTCCGAGATGCAAAAAGGCATTTACAAAAACAGGTTTTATTCCACTTTTAATATCTAAAATAATATATTCTGGATGTTTCAATATATTTTTTATTATGTGCTGTAATCCTCGTGCTGTTTCCTTATCATCCTCGCCGAAATTTTCGCAGATGTCTATATCTGATGCGTCTCTGAATGATTTCCTAACAAATGATCCTGCGAATATGATATTCTTTTTATTATATGTAATCGCTTTTATTGCTTTTTTTATCTCATCGTTAAATGAATCCGGGATAATCTTCTTCTTTAGATATTTGGCCATATATTATATAATTACATTATATAATATTTATTATATATTTATTGTTGCATTTGTGCTCGTCGTAATAGGTCATAATATTGCAATTGTGATAATGCACTCTGTTGTTCCATATTCAGTTGGCTGCTTATTTGGTTTTCAAATTGTCGTTCCGCCTGTAGTTTCATTAATTGTTTTTTGCTTAGATTTTGTGCCACTGCGTTTTCGTATAGGTCTTCGAATTCACTTGATACATTTTTGCCATTAATTTTGCCGCATCCTTTCATATTTTTTCCCATTCCCATCATCGCCAGTAAAGGTAAAAATCCGCCTTTCACCTTTTTTCTTCTTCCCTTACCGATAGATTGGACGGCCGTATCTGCTAATTTTTGAATTCCTGTTTTTGCTAAATCTTTACTAATATTTTTTAATCCTGAGACGGCTCCTTTGGCAACTCCTTTTATTAAATCTCCGGTAGTATCTAAAAGAATATCCGTCAAACCATACCCACCTTCTAATATACGCGGATATTCTGCTTGAAGCCCATACGGTAGTATTCCCATCATATCCCGCGGCATAGGTCTATCTAATGGCAACATTTTGCGGCCTCCTCTTTTTTTTCCATATCCTTTTGTTTTACCTATCATATCCATATTTCCGTGGCCTGCTGTTGTTCGTGGCGCTGTTCCTGTCATATCCATATTGCCTAATCCTAACATCCTCGCGATATCTTCGCCGACTCTTGATGCACTGCCTAAAACCGAGTTCCCAATCGTTGCGACTTTTCCGTATGTAGGCACTGCGCCGACTATTCCTGAAATTTTAGGCGTGATTCCTCCGAGTGTTCCTAAAAAATCAGAAAGAAAGGCACCACCAGAGAGATCGGCCATATCTGCCATATTTGCACCAAATCCAAATATTGACTTTAGTGGACTCAATGCATCAGTGAATCCTGCGACCTTCTCGCCATCCTTGCTTTGTTCTTTCATCAATTGTCCGGCGGTTTTTCCGAATGATTGCGCTAAACCTGATGCATTCCCCAACACCTGACCGAATGGCCCCATATTATTCATTAACTGTGGCACACCGGGGATACTTCCTAAAGTTAGCATCCAATCTGCAATTCCTGCTCCACCTTTTAATTTTTTATTCATATACTTATAGTTAGATTTTAATTTTCCGTTTCCAAGTTGATACTCCTGTAGTTGCTTCGGTAGCATCGATCCTTCCGGTAATCCTTTCCTAACTTCATCTATAATGCCACTTAGTAGGATTTTAGCCGTCTCTTCACCTCGTTTTCTTGCTTCTTTTATTTGATTTATAATCGGGTTGTCTAAATCACTCGCTAGGCCTCTAAATAATTGCATTCGTTGTTTATCAAATTTTTCACCTGGTTGTTGTGTTGCTTGATATTCTTCATAGACTAAATCCAATGGGTCTGCCTGTTTTTGCTCCATACTTGCTTGTCCTTGTTGTGCCAATTGTTCTTGTTCTGCCAATTGTTCTTCCGCCAATTGTGCTAGTTGTTCTTCAAATTGTCGTTGCTCTTCTGCCACTCTTTCTCTTTCTCGTGCGGATGCTTCTTCCTCTCTCATTATTTCTGCTTGTGCTGCTTCTGCTAATCTTTTGACTACTGCGGGGTCTCTCTTTCCGTATATCTTCGCGACTGCATTTGATAATAATAAATTTATTGTACTTTTGCCTTTCGGTGAATTTGCATTTTTTCTAATGGTTTTAACTGCTAAATCCAATAATTCATCCTCACTTTTTAGGCCTTTGATTTGTTCCACTTTCTCAACGATTGCAAGTGCTGGTTCTTTATTTTTTTCTCCATCTTTCAATATTTCCTCCTCAATTTTTTTATGGTTTATTAATATATCTATCTGCTTTTTTTCGTCTGGTTCTGCATCCTTTTTGCGCTCACGTAAAATTTTTATTTCTTCGACAACTGCTTTTTTTAGTTGTGTTATTTTCTGTTTGTCTGTCAATATTGTCTGCTTTATCGGTCTTAATATGTTTTCAACCTCTTCTTTATATGGACTTTGTATCTTTACACGCTTTACTCTAACACCTCGTAATTTTCTATATAATACTTTTAATTTATTTTTTATTTTTTGCTTCTCACTTGCCGAAAGATTTTTATTTTTTAGGTCGACTATTAATTTTAAAATTGTTTCTTGTAAAGCCATAATATATATATAATTCAAATATATAATTATTTTTTATTAATTATATATTTTTTCATAATTTTTATTCAAATTCCATACCATTACACATACTTTTTAGGATTTGCGATGCCTTAATCATTCCGACTTTATAGTCTCTCATTATCTGTTTTATCCTTGCTCCTCTTTGTGCTCTTGATAGTTTCTTTTGTACGATAAACTTCTTAGCATCACAACCACCGGCTGCTGCTGCTGCTGCCTTCTTACGTCGTCCTCCTACTTGTCCTAAGCCGAACATATTTTTAAACATTGATATGGGGGATAATGGACTTGTCATAGGATTAAAAAACGTGGCGGCATCCATACCACCGTGGTATTGCTTTTGATTATTGACAACTCCAGCACCGTGATATGGATATTGACTATTTACAACCCCGGCGCCGTGATATGGATATTGACTATTTACGACCCCCTTCCCCATAAGCATATTCATAGGATTCATTTTTTGTAGCATTTCCATTGGATTTCCCATCATTCCCATCATAGGCGCGAACATTGGTAAAAATCCTCCTTTCATTGCTTTCTGACGGATACCGCTTCTCTTAGAATACATTATTATATAATATATGCGAGATATTATTTATTATAATAATTTTTAATTCTATTTATATTCAATTCTATATTATTAATATAATCATTTATATCTTCTTCTATTTTATCATTCATATTGTCGTTTAATAATTCATTCTTTTTGTCGTGTTTTATTATATTTTTATGGTGTTTTTTGCTTTGTTTGTGCACGTATATATAATTAATGCCGTATGTTTTGTTGCATATATCGCACTTTATTTGTTTATATTTTTCCATTTTTATATAATTTTTTTATATTATAATATATATAATATAATAAAAAAATGAATTCAGAAATATCGGACAATGAAATGGTTGCATTCCTTGAACTACTTGAAAAGAATAAAAAGTTAGAACAATTCTTTAAGATTATGGATATTATGCTCGATGATAATGTAAAAGATGACGATGAAATCGATATCGATGCATTAAATGAGATGATGAAAGAAGCAAAAGAAGACGACAAACCGGACGAACAACTAGAGGTTAAAAATAATACGGATTAATATTTATTATGTAATATAATATTATATAATTAATGGGTCAAACTTGCTGTAAAAAGGTGCCTGATATGCAAATACAGGTTAAAGGCAATAATATATGCCAGGACATCACGTGCCATAGTCGGTGCTTGTCGACTTGCTGTATTAGTCAGGCTCAAAAGCTACACCACAAACACCACCACCACAAACACCACACGCACGAAATTGTGAAACAACCAGAGACACAACCACCGCAAATAT